GTTGTTGATAAGATATTTAAAGACAAAACGAATACAAGAAAGATTGTAAAGGTCATGGATAAATTCTGTGAAGAAACAATGCAAAAAGAAATTGATAATAGTTTTGATAAACTTGCTAAATATGTAAATGCATATGAGCAAAAGATGATTATGAAAAGAGAAGTAATTGCTAACAAAGGTATCTGGACTGCTAAGAAAAGATATATTCTAAATGTTTACAATGAAGAAGGTGTTGAATTAAAAGAACCTAAACTAAAAATGATGGGTATTGAAGCAGTTAAATCATCCACACCTGCCCCTTGTAGAGTTAAAATTAAAGAAGCGTTAAAAATTATTATGAATAAAGATGAGGCAACTTTAATACAATTCATAGAAGATTTTAGAAAACATTTTAAAACATTACCACCAGAAGAAATTGCTTATCCTCGTTCATGTAACAATCTTCAAAAGTATTCTATAAAAGGTAAACCTAAAGAAGGTCTTAATCCATATATAAAAGGTTGCCCAATTCATGTTAGAGGTGCATTACTATATAATAGTCTATTAAAGAAAAACAAGTTAAAAAAATATCAAGAGATACAAGAAGGTGATAAGGTTAAATTTATTAAATTAAAAGAGCCTAATACGATTCAAAATGATGTAATATCTTTTATTGGTGTACTGCCAAAAGAGTTTGACTTACACAAATATATTGATTATGATAATCAATTTGACAAGTCATTTTTAGACCCACTAAGATTTATTGTTAAAGCAATTAACTGGAGTTTTGAGAAAAATACAACATATAATCTAGAGGATTTATTTTAATATGAAAGACAATGCATTTACTAATTATACTAGAGATAATACACTATATAACCGTCTTATAACCGCCGCTGGTGATGATAAACTACCTATACTAGACAACAAGTCATTTGAATTACTGAATAAAACTTACGGCAAAGACAAAATGAGAACACACCTTGCTGACTATATTGCAAGTGAACGACCTGTATTCCCACTTAAAGAAATAAGTAAAGATGATATGAGAAAGTCTTTCTATGACTTAAAGAAGTTTAATACATCTTCTATTTGTATACCAAATGAACAAGTTGAAAAAGAAGTATTTGAAAAGTATGATGATTACAAATATAGTTATGAGAAGTATGGTCTTGGCTTAGTAAATGGTGCTAGTACTTTCAATGATGTATCAAATTATTTTCATCAAGATTTAAGATTGGCTTGTGGTAGTTATGGATTTGAAGCCCCTAAAAAAAGATGGGAAGAGAATGACGCTTATGATATATGGAAATGTTTAGGACCTATATGGCGAGGCATTAATGGTGTTAAGAAAAAAACAATAGAGGGTAAAGAAGAATTGATTGGTGGCGACTTAACTGCCAAGAGTTATATTTCAGCATTTAGATTAGGCACATATATTGCAACACAATTTAAACCAGTAGTTGCAAAAGCACTTTATGATATGACAAATGCTAGAACTGTATTAGATACAAGTTGTGGTTGGGGTGATAGACTTGCAGGTTTCTTTGCTTCAGATGCTGAAGAATATTATGGCTGTGATCCAAACCCAAATACATATCAACGATATCAAGAACAAATTGCCACCTATAATAAACTTCTTACTAAACCTAAAGTAGTTAAGATATGGAATTGTGGTGCAGAAGATTTACCATATGATAAGTTGCCACAGATAGATTGTGCCTTTACAAGTCCTCCTTACTTCTCTACAGAAGAATACAATAAGGGTGGTGAACTAGAAGAAAATCAATCATGGTTTAAGTTTAATGAATATGATAAATGGCGTGATGATTTTTATTTACCAGTTGCAGAAAAAACTATGAGTGTATCAAAGTATATGTTTGTGAACATTATGGATCCAAAAATACATGGTGTTAGATATCGTTCTAGTGATGAACTAGTGAATAAGTTTCAAGATAAGTTTCTTGGTCAGATTGGCATGAGAATTATGCAAAGACCTAAATCAGATACACTATTTAAAGATGAGAAAGAAAAGGCTGAGTTTATGAACAAGATGTTTATAGAAAATGTATGGTGTTTTGGTCCTAAAACCGACCTATTTAAAAATTCAAGAAAGGCTAATTTAGATGAGTTTTTTGCTTGACAATAAGACATATATATAGTATAATGATAAGTGTTTACAGAAGAACTATTAATGGTAAAAAAGGTGATTGGGTGCTTGATTCTATCTATGCTGACGGCTGTGAAGGTGGTGAGTATAGAGAAAAAGAGTACGGCAATAACTTTTTAGAAGCTAATGGTAATAGTGATGAACGAGTTGAATATAAAATTGAGGTAACTAACAATGAGTGATTTTTTAAAAGATATTATAAAAGAAACAGGTAATGAATATGCTAGTCTAGTATCAGATGGTGCATCAGGTGATGTAACAGATTTTATTGATACAGGTTCTTATATATTTAATGCATTACTAGGTGGCGGCATACACAAAGGGTTACCATCAAACAAGATAACAGCTATCGCAGGTGAAAGTGCAACAGGTAAAACTTTCTTTGTATTAGGAATGTGTAAAAACTTTCTTGACCAAAATCCAGATGGCGGAGTTATATTCTTTGAATCAGAATCAGCAATCTCAAAAGAAATTATTGAAGAACGAGATATTGACAGTACTAGAATGGTTGTTATGCCAGTTACTACTGTTCAAGAATTTAGACATCAAGCTCTAACTGTATTAGAAAAATATATAGAGCAAGGAAAGTCTGAAAGAAAACCATTATTACTTGTATTAGATTCTTTAGGTATGTTATCAACTACTAAAGAAATTGAAGATACAGCAGACGGAAAAGAAACTAAAGATATGACAAGGGCACAAATAGTTAAGGCTGCCTTTAGAGTACTCACACTAAAACTTGGGAAAGCAAAAGTTCCCCTTATAATAACCAACCACACGTATGATGTTATCGGTAGTATGTATCCTCAAAAAGAAATGGGTGGTGGATCAGGCTTAAAATATGCAGCAAGTTCCATTATATACCTATCTAAAAGAAAAGAAAAAGATGGTACAGAAATCATTGGTAATATTATTCATTGTAAAAATTACAAATCCAGATTAACAAAAGAGAATAAAGTAGTAGATGTTAGGTTAACATATGACAAAGGTTTAGATCGATACTATGGTCTATTAGATTTAGCATTAAAATATAATATATTTAAACAAGTTTCCACAAGAATAGAATTACCCGATGGTACTAAGACCTTTGGCAAAACAATAAACAATGATCCAACAAAATATTTTACTAAAGAAATATTAGAACAGTTAGATAGTGTTTGTGGAAAAGAATTTAAATACGGAGATGTAATTGAAACAGAACTACCCAAAGCCACACAAAACGACAAGTCCTAAACACAACGAAGATTATATCTTTGTAGAAGTGTCAGGAGAGGATTTCACTGGTCTTAAATTGATTAGTGGTCCTTATGCAAGCATAGCATACAAGTATGGCAATGTAGGATTTGCACCTGAATCAGAAGCAGTTGGTGACAAGTTACCCATGAAATTTGATTACACAATCATAGAAAATAAAATTCAAGCAGATACAGATAGTCAAGAGTTTATAAACCATATCGGTGATATATTAGTTGTGTTGTTAGATGATAAAATGAAAGAAAGGGAACTTGATGGAAAGAATTGAACGAACGGCACTTAAAAATTTAATTCACAATGAAGAATATTGTAGAAAAGTTTTACCTTTTATTAAAGAAGAATACTTTACTGATAGATTAGAGAAGTTGTTATTTACTGAAATCTATAAGTTTGTAAACAAGTACAATAATCTACCTACAAAAGAATCTTTATCAATTGAGATTAATGGTAATAGAAGTATTAATGAAGATGAATATAAAAAGATTACAGATATATTATCTACATTAAATCCTGAACCTATTAATTTAGAATGGCTTGTAGAAACAACAGAAACATTTTGTAAAGATAGAGCAATACATAATGCAATACTCGGTGGCATTCAGATACTTGATGGTAAAGATAAAGACCATACTCCAGAGTATCTTCCAGAAATGTTATCAGAAGCATTATCAGTATCCTTTGACCAAAAAGTAGGGCATGATTATTTACTTGAATCAAAAGAACGATTTGAGTTCTATAGAAAGAAAGAAGAACGAATAGAATTAGATTTAGATTTCTTCAACAAGATTACAAGAGGTGGGATACCAAGTAAGACTTTGAATATCTGCCTTGCAGGTACTGGTGTTGGTAAGACAATGTTTATGACACACCTTGCTTCATCTATATTACTACAAGGTAAAAATGTTTTATACATTACTATGGAAATGGCTGAAGAAAGAATTGCAGAAAGAATAGACGCCAATCTTTTAAATGTAGGCATGAGTGATTTAGAAGAACTGCCATATACAATGTATGAAACAAAGATAAACAAACTACAAAGTAAAACAACAGGTCAAATAATTATTAAAGAATATCCTACAGCATCTGCTCACGTTGGTCACTTTAAAAGTCTTATTAGTGAATTGGCATTAAAGAAATCATTTAAACCAGATATTGTATTTATTGACTATCTAAATATATGTTCCTCATCACGATTTAAAGCAGGTGCAAATGTGAATAGTTATACTTACATTAAAGCAATTGCAGAAGAATTAAGAGGCTTAGCAGTTGAAAATGATTTTCCTATATTCTCTGCTACTCAAACTACAAGAGGTGGTTTTGTAAGTAGTGATGTAGGATTAGAAGATACCTCAGAGAGTTTTGGTCTTCCTGCAACAGCAGACTTTATGTTTGCTTTAATCTCTAGTGAAGAACTAGAAGAAAAGAACCAGATAATGGTTAAGCAGTTGAAGAACAGATATAATGACCCAACGGTCAATAGAAAATTTATCCTTGGAGTTGATAGGTCTAAAATGAAATTTTATGACGTAGAACAATCAGCACAAGAGGATATAGTTGAGAGTGGTCAATCGGACGCTTTATCAACGAATAACAAATTTAAAAAATTAGGTCAGTTTTCTGACTTTAAAATATAGAAAGGAGAATAAATGGCACAAGGTAAGATAAAATGGTTTGACCCAAAAAAAGGTTACGGATTTATAACGCCTGATGATGGAAGTAAAGATGCATTTTTGCATATTTCAGCATTAGAAACAGCGGGAATCAGTCAACTAGAAGTTGGACAAGCAGTATCATACGAACTTGCTGAACAGCGTGGTAAGCAATCAGCAACAGAAATAACAGTAATATAAAGGAGTCTATTATGGCTATAACTATTGACGGAAAACAATATGACGAAACTAAATTGGATGACAAGCATAAGAATGCTATCATTCAAGTGCAAGCAGCACAAAATAAATTAAAACAACTTCAAAGTGAGTTTGAAAATGTGCAAGTATTGATTACACACCACAGTAAGTTTTTAACAGAGAATCTTCCTGCATCAGCTTTAATTGAAGAAGCGGTAGAAGTAGAAAATGTTGAAGCAGAAGTTGTTGAGAAGGCTGAGTAATGGCAAGGAAAGTCAACACTAGTATAAAGTATGAAAAGAAACTGAGTAAGTACAAGGGTACTATGAGGTGGTTAGTCATTGAACGACCAACTGGTAGTATTCTCAACGCTTACACCTTTGAAGATGAGGCAGAAACAGTTGTTGACTTTCAAAACAAACATAAAGTATGGGCAGCACATGGTGGCTTACCTACTTATATAACATTAGGTAAAATATGAGTGAACAAAGCAAACGATTCTATGAAATATTAGACACGATAAAGAACCTACATGACGCCAAGAAACATGATTATGGAAATGCAGATGTATTTGCTAATTTCAGACTATCTGAGTTAGCAGGTATATCTCCTTGGAAAGGTTCTGTTATTCGCATGGGTGACAAGTATGCTCGTATAAGTAATTACATAAAGAAGGGTGACTTTAAATTTAAAGAAGAAAGTATTAAAGACACACTTATGGATATGGCGATATATAGTTTAATAACCATTGTGTTGTATGAAGAAGAAATGTTTAATGCACATATTAAAAATTTCGAAGAACAAACAAATAAGAAGGAGAATAAAGATGAGTAGTAACATGGGACTAATAATAACCGATCCTGCTACAGATGTAAAACATAGTGTAGATGGTGACACTTTAATGGGTGGTGATTTTTCTAAGACAATAATGGCTTCAGATAACACAATATCAGATGTGCAAATTAGAAGATATCATAAAATTGCTATGGGTATGGATTGGCAAGATGGTTGGTATTCAACACCAGAAATGAAAGCAAAATCTGAAGATTTTTCAAGTTATAAACACATTCACCTAGGTGGTAGTAAGACCGAAGTAATTGAATATGATATTGAACAAGATTGGGTTCAAGAAATTTGGGATGAAGTAAATCCATCACCTGGTAAAGGTGCTTGTGTTTTACATAGACATTATCTTAATGGTCATAGTGCAGGTCAATCAGGCGGCATTCATGTTGATGGTTGGACAGGAAATCAATATACAGTAATTGTATATCTAACTCCAGATTGGCGTCCAGAAGATGGCGGCTCATTAGAGTTATGGACACCTAATCTTAATGATGAACAAAGAGCGATGGCAATCAATACACCTTATGGATTTGGTAAGGGTAGAGTGCCAGAAATGAATATCATTAAATCATATTGGCCTAGAACAGGTCGAGTTGTAGTATTTGACTCTAGATTACCTCGTGTTGCAAGATCAGTAGAAGGTGATAAGTTTAGAGTATCTCTAGTATTCAAATGTCAACTTATACGAAATCATATTCTTTAAATAGTGCTTGACAATATCTCTCCTTTCTGTTATATAAATAGTATAGCAAGGAGAGATTTATGGGTGAATTAGCATCAAAACATATAAGTGGTACTAAAACTGGTAGTAAAGAATACATAAGAACAACTGAATTGTTTTTTGATAAAGTATTTGGTGATAAGAAAAAGTTTTCACATGATTTTGCTACTAAAAAAGGTGTATTTACTGCTAGTGGAATTGAATCAACCTATGAAGATGGTAAAACTAAAATCTTTAAATCGTTATCAGAAAAAACAACCTATACTAAAAACGCCCCATTAACTAAAGAGGTATTTTTAACAGGTTCATTTAAAGGTAAAAAAGAAAAACAAAAAGTTAGGCATACTCATGTAACCAAAACAATTGAGTTTGGTGGACAACCAGTAGGTAGTAAAAAAGAAAGTAAAGGAACTATCTTTGAAAGAGAATTTACACATAGATTGAAAGAGTGTATTAATGGAGAAGTGTGTAAAGGAAAGTACCATGCAGCCGCAGGATGGTTAATTGGTCAATTAGAAAACGGTGGTAAAAACCCCATCAAAGATGTTAAACAATTAGGTGGACAAAATGCTTCAAGACCGTTTGAAGTTACAGGTAAACAACCATTTATTGCACCTAGAAAACATCAGAATCATGGTTCAATATTAACAGATATGAATGTTTTATATGATAGTGGTCCTCCAACTCATCTTTCAGCAAAACTAGGATCATCTTTAACTTTTATAAATCCAGGATCTAAAACTTTATTTTCAGACCAAGATGTAAAAGACCATGATATTAGTAAAGACAAAGGTATAGCATTACTTAAAATGTGTGGACTTGATGAAGATACTTTTTGTAATGTTTTTAATAACTTTGGTAAATCAGCACAAAAGAAAAAGAATTTAAAACATTCAGGCGTAAAAAAAGTTAATACAAGCATTTTACAAAATTTTGTAAAGACTGCTATGGGCTCTAATTATTGGATGATTCATGCTAAAGATAATGCTTCAAATCAAGTTAATATGTATTATATGGATCCAAGTGATGTTGACAATAAGTATTCAAAAATTACAGGTGATGTTATAGTATTTTATGGAGGCAGAGATGGATCTGGTAAGAGAATTGATATTGCATTTGCCAATAGTCATTTCTCATTTAACCTCAATATTAGAAGTAAAGCCGGCGGCACAACATATCCTACAAATGTAATGTTAGATTATAAGACATTATCCGTAAAGAATAAAGTAACTTTATAGATATATTTAACTTGACTTTAGTATCAAAGTATGTTATAATATAAATATAAGTATAATATTAAATGGAGAGAGTGTAAATGCAAGGGTTTCAAGAGTTTCTTACAGAAGCTAAGAATACACACCTTGAGCATCTGGAAGACGAAATAATAAATAATGGAACTAAAGGGGCAAAAACCTCGATTGAATTTTTAAAGTCTATCAAGAAAATGCTTCAAGGCGGTAAAGGCGGATCTTCGGTCTCGGTTAAATGGGATGGAGCACCAGCAGTATTCTGTGGTACAAATCCAGAAAACGGAAAGTTCTTCGTTGGCACTAAATCTATATTCAATGCAACCCCCAAAATCAATTATACCAATGCAGACATTAAGAGAAATCATGGTGGTGCATTAGCGGATAAGCTAATGATTGCATTGAAGTATCTTTCTAAACTAGGCATCAAAGGCATACTACAAGGCGACTTGTTATTTACAAGTAGTGATAAGAAAACTGCTACAGTAGATGGACAGAAGTCTATTATCTTCACACCTAACACTATAACATATGCTGTGCCTGTTGTCAAGAGTGGATTCTTTGGTAGTTCTCTTTATGATAACATTAAGAAAGCACAGATTGGTATTATATTTCATACATCTTATTCAGGCAAAACTATGAAAGGTTTAAGTGCTTCGTTTGGTGCAAGTGTAAAGGGATTAAAGAAAAATAAAAGTATATTTTTTGATGATGCCATGTATAAACAATCAGAGGATCCAGGATTTTCTAAAGCTGAAGAATCGGCATTTGATAACATTATAAAGATGGCAGAAGGTTCTGCTTATAAAGCGGGTGCCTTTATAGATAAGATTAAAAAAGATAAAGGACCTTTATCATTAGGTATACAATTAAAAACATTCTTCAATACATTTATTAGACAAGGAACTAAGATAGAAGGTACATCAAGATTAGTCAATAACTTTGAAGTATATTTTAGAGGCAAAATTAAAAAAGAAATAGATAGTAAAAAGACACAAGCTGCAAAACAAAAATACGAAGAAATATTAGAAGTCGGAATGAAAATATTAAGACCAAACAAAGAAGGTCTTTATTTTGCAATCGCAACATACATTACATTACAATCAGCGAAGGCTGTATTGTTAAGAAAGTTAAATACTATACAAAGTATAGGTTCTTTTTTAAGAACAAAGAATGGATATAAAGTTACAAATCCAGAGGGGTTTGTGGCAATTAAAGGATCAGGTGCAGTTAAACTTGTTGATAGACTAGAGTTTAGTCAGGCAAACTTTAACATGGCTAAAAACTGGGTGAAAGGATAATGACAATGAAAGTATCAAGCGAAACATCTGTAGCAATGCCAATGAGAAATTTAATCTCTATTGTGATTGCAGTAGGAGTAGGAGTATGGGCATACTTCGGATTAATCGAAAGATTAAATACTGCTGAAACAAGCATCATTTTGATTAAGGAAGATATTCTTAATGAAACAACCAGACTCGACAAAGAACTAATAAGTTTAGAAACTGGTGATATTGCTAACAATACAGAATTTAGAATCAAATGGCCAAGAGGTGAGATGGGACAAATTCCTGCTGATAGTGAGCAGTATATGTTGATAGAATTTTTATCAGGACAAGTTGAAGATATACTATCAAAGATGGCGGGTATGATGAACAATAGTGTCAACATACAAAGGATGCAGATTGACATAGAAAAAATGTTAGTTGACATTGAAGAATTAAAAGATAAAATTCGTGCTAGTAATGGATATAATGGAAACACGATACCAACAGAACATTAAGGAGAGTAAAGATGGACGTAGCAACACTAATAACAATAATAACAATGTTTATTGTTACTGATACATCAAGCGAGTTTGTTAAATATGATGGTTTAGGTGAGTGCTTGAAAGATAAAAGAATAATAGAGAGAAAGAATGATGGTCGTAAAGCAATTTGTGGTCCATCAATGGCAGAATTAGATGCTGATGGTAACATCATTAGTATTAAGAATAAAATGCCAGACAGTTCTGGTAGTTTAAAATTAGGTGGTACAGCAAAATCACTAACTGAAAAGAAAAAGAAATCAGGATTAAAAGTTTTAACAAAGGGAGATTAGTATGAATAAGATTGGATTAATATTAGCGTTTATTATTGTGTTGGCAATTCCTGTTTCTGGTTACTTTGGTAAACAAGAAAGTATCGTAATAACAAAAGAGAATGGTTTATTACAAACTGTAAAAGATAGAGGTTATCTTATTTGTGGAGTTAATGCAGGGTTACCTGGGTTTTCTGCTGCAGATGAAGAAGGTAATTGGACTGGCTTAGATGTTGATTTTTGCAGAGCAGTTTCAGCTGCAGTATTTGGAGATGCAAGTAAAGTAGAATTTGTAGGTTTAAATTCTGCTCAAAGATTTCCAACATTAGCATCTAGAGAGATTGACTTACTAGCAAGAAATACTACATGGACAATTAGCCGTGATGTAAATTTAATGTTTGAATTTGCAGGTGTCAATTTTTATGATGGACAAGGTTTTATGTTGCCTGCTGATTTAGGTATCACGAGTGCAACAGAATTAGATGGTGCATTTGTGTGTATTACACCAGAAACAACATCTGAATTAAATTTAAATGATTACTTTGCAGAAAATAATATGCAGTATGTATCAGTACCAGTTGAGGGTAATAAAGAAGCCAAGTCAAAACTATTTGCTGGCGAGTGTGATGTATTCACAACAGATGCTTCAGGACTATCTTCAGCAAGAGCAGGTGCAGAAACGCCAAGTGATTGGGTTGTATTACCTGAAATTATATCTAAAGAACCATTAGGTCCACTTGTAAGACAAGGCGACCAAGAGTGGGAAGATATAGTAAGATGGAGTTTATTTGCTATGATTAGTGCTGAGGAGTTAGGCATAACATCTGAAAATGTTGATGATATGATGACATCTAAAGACAAAGAAGTAAAAAGATTATTAGGCGAAGAAGGTTATATGGGTCCTATGTTAGGACTTGGTATGAAATTTGGTTATAACATAATTAAACAAGTAGGTAATTACGGAGAATCTTACGAAAGAAATGTAGGAATTAATACACCACTTGCTATAGAAAGAAAATTAAATAAGTTATGGAACAATGGTGGCATATTATATGTTCCGCCATTCAGATAAGGAGAAAGTTATGAGTATTTGGAATAAAGGTAAAGACGCTGGTAACACGGCATGGGGACAAACTAAAAACGCTGGTAACAAGGCATGGGGACATACTACCAAGGCGTCAAACGCTCTTGCAAATGGCATGGCAAACGGCGCAAGGTCATGTGTGAGCGGTACTAAAAAGGTGGTTGGAAAACTAAAGTTCTGGTAAAACAAAGATTTAAGAATAACATAAGGAGAGAAAATGAAATACATTAAAGAGATGGGACTATTAATATTTTTATTAACTTTTATTACAACTGTTTCAGTATGGACTTCAACAGCTCAAGCAAATTGCACAGGTTGTGGTGAAGATGGTCACGATATTTGTTTACCAGAAGAAGGTGCTATGTCAGAACCTGAAATTGTTTTTGCAGTATGTGTGTTTGCAGATGGTACATTGATTGACCATAAAGGTGCAGATAGTATGTCAGATTGTTTAAAAACTAAAAGAACAGTTGAAAAGAAATGGCGTGCTAAAGCAGAAGATACAAACACAATAGAAATCAACAATATAGAATATGAAATTGATGGTGAAGCACTAGCATTTATGTGTGATTTAGTAGATGCAAATGTACACCATTATGAAGATGGTAGTTGGGAAATCATTAACATTTTAGGGAAACATAAAAGTGAATAGTTTTATAGACGGCGAAGCAATGGCACTAACTACTTTTTTAGTTCCTTGGATAGCCATATTATTTTCTTTAATGATTGCATTTTGGTTAAAGGACTTTACTCAAAATCTTATGGTTGGATTAAAGTTTCGTATGAATAGTGCTTTTAATGAAGGTGATAAAGTTTTACTAGATGGTAATGATGCTCTCATAGTGAAGATAGGTATAAGAGATACAGTATTCGGTGTGTATTCTGATAAAGGATACACATGGCGATATGTTCCTAATGTAAGAATACCTACTTTAAAATTAGAAAAGATTATTAATCCTGAATTGCATTTAGATACCGAAGAAGAAAAAGCAGAAAAACTACAAAAACTTATTGATGATTTACAAGACAAAAGAATACATGAGAATAGAGAAGCTATAGAAAAACTAAAAGGTAGAAAATGAAAACATTTAGTCAGATAAGAGAATCAATTATTGACATACCTAGAAGCACTTATGCTCCTATGGTGTTTGATGATGCTGATACCTCTAATCCAAAAATTAAACAATCTGTTATGGATATGCTTGATAAACAAATGGAAGAGTTTGAAAAAGAATACCCTATTTTAAAATACACATTGATTGGTTCTATACTCACAAAGAGATATAGAAATGATGCTGACTTAGATATTAATATATTGTTTGATATACCAGAAGGAGATAGAGAAGAAGAAAGAACAAGATTATCTAAACAATATCTATCAGCTAAAAACCCAGATAATATTCAAGGTAAAGAAATACCAGGAACAAAACATCCTGTTAATTATTATTTCATTACAGATAAGAAATCATATGATGACCAGAACTTAAAGGCTGACGCTGCATTTGATATTAAGACAAACAAGTTTATCAAACGCCCAGATGATTTTACTTTTGATGTTAATGTATATCTTAAAGACTTTCAGAAAAAGGTTGATGAGATAGATATAGTTAAAGGAGAATTGAAAAGAGATATAATTGATTATGATGAACTATCAGAATTAAAACCTGGCGAGATTAAAGACTTAGAAAAAAGAGTTAAAGGTAAGTTAGATGAAATAGAAACTGACCTACAAGACTTAATAAACATAGGTGATACTGTTGACTCTGAAAGACGAGCAGCATTTGATACAGATATGTCACCAGATGAGATTAAAACTTTCAGTATTAAAAATAGATTACCTAAGAATGTAGTTTATAAAATGTTAGAGAAGTATCACTATCTAAAATTCTTAAAGAAATGTAAAATGATTTTAGATGATGGTGAAGTAACAGACGCTGAAATAGATTCATTACGAAAAGAACACGCCCAAAGTAAAACTAGGGCGGTCGAAGAGGCATTAGATAAAGGCAACAAACTGGTATTTGCTTTTGGTAGGTTTAACCCTCCTACTCTAGGGCACGATAAACTTATGAGAGAAGTGATTACACAAGCTAGAAAGAACAATGCTAATCACATTGTTTATGCTAGTGCCTCAACCGACAAAAGAAGTAATCCATTAGATGTAAAAACTAAAGTAAAGTTTATGAAGAAAATGTTTCCTGCAAATAAGATAATAGCAGCAGGAGGTTCACAAAGAACATTTATAGAAGTATTAAAATTTTATAACAAAATGTACGGTGAGATTATTATGATTGCAGGTAGTGATAGAGTAAGTGAGTTTCAAAAACTTACAGACAAATATAACGGCGTAGAGTATAACTATAAATCAATTAAAGTTGTTTCATCTGGCGAAAGAGATCCAGATGCTGAAGGTGTATCAGGAATGTCAGCATCCAAGATGAGAGATATGGCAAAGAACGGTGATAGTAAGAACTTCAAAAAAGGTGTTCCTAATTTATCAGATTCAGATGCAAGTAGTTTATTTAATGCAGTACGAAAAGGCATGGGTATTACAGGTAGAAATTATCCATTAATTAAAAGCTCATTTACAGAATTTTTAAATAACGATTTAAGAGAAGAATATCATCAAGAAAGAATATTTAATGTTGGTGATATGATAGAACATTTAGATGGCACATCAGGTATGGTAGTTAGACGAGGCTCTAATTATGTTTCATATGAAAACGAAGGTCTTGTTAAAAAGGCATGGTTGTATGATATACAGATGAGTGAAGAACCTAGAATACCTAGAAAGAAAGGTCAACCTGCAGGGTCAGATAAACATTCTGACTTATATACAGATGAGAACCCAAAAGGTACTATCAAAGGTCTTGGATTTAAAGATCCTGAAACTGCAAGAGCAAGTGTAAGTAA